CCACTTGAAAAAAATCCACTTCTACTCTAAAATTTTTTAAAATTCACAGGAGCCTAAAAAATGGCTGGCAAAGAGCTAAAGAAGCAAATCCTCAAAGACGTTGCCGACAACGGTGGCGTTGACTGGCTATACGACCAGATTGCAAGCGGCGTCACCGTGGCCGACATGGCTCGGAAATACGAATGCTCCCGCAGCTACATCAGCCGATCCTTGAACAGCATCCCCGAATACAAGACAGCTATGGAGGGTGCTCGTGAGGATGCTGCCGACGCTCTCGTGGAAGAGGGCTTGGAGATGGTTGATAAGCTCAGCGAGAAGAGCAGCAACAACGAGATTGCAGCCACCAGAGAGAAGGTGAATTTCCGCAAGTTCATGGCGGGCAGCCTGAACCAGAACAAGTATGGCACACGGCCACAGAGCAACGTCACGATCAGCATTGGCGACATGCACCTCGACGCCCTGCGTAAGGTCAACAGCCAGATGGCGGCACTGGATGCCGAGGATCGCGAGCGTGAGGCCATAGACGCCACGTATGAAGACGTGAGCGATGACTGACGAGAGCGACATCCTCGGTCGGCCACCCAAGCGCAAACCGCCTGCGGAGAGCGACGGCCTTGACGGCCCTAGTTTTGAGGAGTTGTGCCGCCCTTTGAGCGCTAAGTTTATTACAAAGGCTCGCCAAGCCTTGACGAGCGAGCTTGGTGCTCGTCTACAGCAGCGACGCAGCATAAAAGTCCCCAAGGTGAGGAATAAGTGGTGAGCAACCCATTCGAAGAATTTGTGGCGGAATACCGCGACGACCCCGTGAAGTTTGTCGTTGAGGTCTTGGGCGCGAAGCCCCTGCCGTATCAGGCGGAGTTCTTGCAGGCTATTGCCGACGGCGAGCGCAAGATGTCGGTCCGAAGCGGCCACGGGACTGGGAAGTCCACATCCGCAAGCTGGGCGATGCTGTGGTATGTGCTGCTGCGCTTCCCGAATAAGGTGGTCGTCACGGCCCCGACCAGCGGCCAGCTATTCGATGCTCTGTTTGCGGAGTTGAAGCGCTGGATCAACGAGCTGCCGAAGCAGTTGCAGCCGATGCTGACTGTGAAATCTGACCGCGTTGAGCTTGCCGCCGCACCGTCTGAGGCGTTTATCTCGGCCAGAACAAGTCGCGCCGAGACGCCAGAAGCCCTTGCGGGCGTTCACAGCGAGAACGTGCTGCTGGTGGTGGACGAGGCGTCGGGTGTGCCTGAGAAGGTGTTCGAGGCTGCGGCTGGCTCCATGTCGGGCCACAGCGCCACGACGATCCTGCTCAGCAACCCCACACGCTCTAGCGGGACGTTCTTTGAGAGCCAGACGCGTTTGGCTGGCAGTTGGTGGACGCGGCGCTGGTCGTGCGTTGACAGCCCGCTCGTCTCGGATGAGTTCGTTGACGAGATGCGGCTGCGATACGGCGAGGAGTCAAATGCCTTTAGAATCAGGGTCTTAGGCGAGTTTCCGCTGGCTGACGACGACACGATCATCCCGTTTCACCTCGTCGAGAGCGCCATGCACCGCGACATTGAGACGGATGAGAACGCCACGACTGTCTGGGGGCTTGACGTGGCTCGGTTCGGGTCGGACAAGACTGCCTTGGCTAAGAAGAAGGGTAACGTCATCACTGAGGTCAGCAGTTGGCAGGGTCTTGACCTGATGCAGACTGTCGGGCGCGTGAAGGCTGAGTACGACGGTCTGCCGATCAGTTTACGGCCTGCGGAGATACTCGTTGATGTTATCGGCATGGGCGGCGGCGTTGTGGATCGGCTGCGTGAGCTTGGACTGCCCGTGCGGGGAATTAACGTGGGCGAAAGTCCGAGCATGGGCGACACCTACACCAACTTGCGGGCCGAGTTGTGGTTCAAGATGCGGGGCTGGCTTGAGCAGAGAGGGGCCAAACTTCCCAAAAACGAGCAGCTTATTGCGGAATTGACGTCAATCAGGTATAGTTTCGTAAGCAGCGGCAAGATGAAGGCCGAGAGCAAAGACGAGATGCGGAAGCGCGGACTTGCCTCACCTGACCTTGCCGACGCTGTCTGTCTTACGTTGGCGTCCGATGCGGCAACTGCGATGGGCGGCAAGACATCGAAATGGGGCCAACCGCTGCGGCGAGGTCTAAAGGGGATAGCATAGTGGCAGACCGTAAATTTCTAGACTTTCTCGACATGATCGACGGCGGCGGCGCTGGCCAGATGGGCGACAAGTTCGAGGGCGGTGGCGTGCTGTCGGCGCTCGGCAACCTCGCGGCCTCGCCCTACGGCTCCAAGGACGAAGAGCGCAAGAAGGCCCGCATGGCGGCCTACGGCTCAGACAACATCGGCGGCCCGCCTATGGCGACACCCCCACCCGTAGGCACTGTCGGCGGCGGTGCTCCGCAGTACAGCGGGCGCGGCACTGTTGGCATGCCATCGCCTGACTACACAACGTCTGGCATGACGCCCGTGACAGCCTACCAGCCGCCGCAGTACAGCGGACGTGGCACGGTCGGTATGCCCTCACCTGACTACGCAACGTCTGGCATGAACCCCGCCACGGCATACGTCGATCCGCGTCAGCGCTTTGCGCAGGACTTGGTTGACATGTACGGCCCTGAGATGGCTGACATGGTTATGAACGGCGGTATGGTCGAAGACACCTATCGCGGCTATGTTGATCGCGGCTACCGCTTCTAGTAGGCATGTCTTACCCCCCCAGAGGAGCAATACTAATGGCAATTACAACATACGCAGAGCTTCAAGCCAGCATCGCGGACTTTCTCAACCGTGATGATCTTGCGTCGGTCACGACATCCTTCATCTCGCTGGCCGAGGCTGACATGCAGCGCCGCGTGCGCCACTGGCGTATGGAGAAGCGTAGCACGGCTGAGTTGGATACGCAGTACAGCGCCATCCCCGCTGACTTCGTTGAGGTCGTCCGCATGTACGTCACCAGCGGCGACACGAAGCCTCTGGAGCTTATCAGCCAGGCAGAGTTGTTGGATCGCAAGGCCAAGAGCCTCAACACGAGCGGCGCGCCTGCTTACTACGCCATTACGGCTGGTGAGATCGAGGTCTACCCAGCGCCAGACGGCACATATGACGTTGAGCTTTACTACATCGGCAGCATCCCAGCCCTGAGCGACAGCAACACGGCCAACTGGCTCTTGGAGCGCTATCCAGACGCCTACCTCTACGGCGCGCTGGTTCACGCCGCCCCATACCTCAAAGACGACGCCCGCATCCAAGTTTTCGCTGCGTTGTATCAAAACGCCATTGATGCTATAAATGCTGAGAGTGAGCGCAGCAAATATGGCGGCTCTGGGTTGAAAATGAAAATCAGGAGCCTATCATGAGCTTTTCCAACACCTACGAAACAAACGTCCTGAAGTGGGCGTTCAATGCAGACAGCGTGACGCGCCCAACGGCGTGGTATCTGGGTCTGTTCACGTCGAACCCGAGCGAGACAGGTGGCACGGAGATTAGTGGCAACGGCTACGCTCGCAAGGCTGTGACGTTCACCGTTTCGGGCGACACGGCGACCAATAGCGGCGCGGTTGAGTTTGACGCGGCTACAGGGTCTTGGGGTACTGTTAGCCACGTCTCGATCTTTGACGCTTCCACAGGCGGCAATGAGATTGCTTACGCGGCCCTGTCAACATCAAAGGCAATCGACACTGGGGACATCCTGCGCTTTCCTGCTGGCGACGTTGATGTAACACTAGACTAAGGATTGCCCTGAATGGTCACTCTCGTAAACAGAGCCAAAGTAGCCACTGCCAGTGTCGGCACAGGCACAATCACTCTTGGTTCTGCTGAGAGTGGCTATCAGACCTTTGCTGACGCTGGTGTGTCTGACGCTGATGTCGTCCGCTACACGATTGAGGATGGCGATGCTTGGGAGATCGGCTCAGGCACTTACACAGCCTCTGGCACGACCCTCACACGCACACTTGACGAGAGTTCTACTGGTTCCCTGCTGAACCTGTCTGGCAGTGCGGTGGTGTTTGTTACAGCGGCTGCTGAGGATATTGCTGCGGTTCAGGAGCTTTATGCTGAAAACTATGACGGTACATCCACTAAGCCATCGGCTACTGGCCTAAATTCTGTAGCGCTCCAAGATGGTGCAGTTGCCTCTGGGAGCCGTGGATTTGCTGCGGGTCGTGATGCTGTAGCGTCTGGCACCTACTCCGTAGCCATTGGCACATACACAGACGCAGTAAACTTTTTTGGAACCGCAATAGGTTATAACGCCCAGACTGCTGGCGGTAATGGCGCAACCGCCCTGACTAACTCCCGTGCCTCTGGCAGCTACTCCTTCGCAGCAGCTATAGCCAACAACACCTCAAGTTATGGCGCTACTGGGTCTAACTCGGTGGCTATTGGGAATTTAGCGAAAGCCTCTGGAAACTACTCAACAGCTATTGGTGATACCGCTCAAGCGACAGGGCTAAACTCTGTTTGCATTGGAGATGCCGTTGCGTCTGGTCGTGGTGCGATAGCAATTGACGGCGAGGGTAGCAGCACCCATTCAGGTTCGCGTGGGGTAAGCATTGGCTACAGTTCTACTGGCACTGCCGATTACAGCGTAGTGCTAGGTTTTAGCGCCGACGATCAGGGAGTTAAATCACGATTTGCGTTTAGTGGCAGCTCTTTTAATAATGATGGGGATAGCCAGCAAGGCATGTTTCCGCTACGCCTTGCAACTACTGACGCTACGCCAGCAGCACTTACAACAGACGGTGGCGCAGCCTCTACGAACAACCAAGTCATCCTACCCAACAACTCTGCCTATGCCTTCCACGGCACCATCGTAGCCCGTCAGCAAGCCTCTGCTGGCACTGACTGTGCAGCATGGAAGATTGAGGGTTTGATCCGCAGGGAAGGCTCGGCAGGCACGACTGTGCTGGTCAACTCAGCCACGACTGTCTTGGACAACACACCCGCTTGGGGCATGGCTCTCAGCGCAGACACGACCAACGGTGGCTTGAAGATCGAAGTCACTGGGGCAGCAGCTACTAACATTCGTTTTGTGGCTACAATCAATACGTCCGAAGTGACGTACTAAAAGGAGGCCACGATGGCTATTCAACTCGACCTGACTAACAGCCAATATGGCACCCCCTTTGCTGGTGCTTACTTCCGTATCGTCACTGCTGCGGTATCCCGTATGCGTGAGGGCGGACCCAAGTTCACCGTGATGATTGATGTCGCTGGCTACGCTACAGCTACACCTG